ACCCTGAGCCTCGAAATTGGCTAGGGTGCTGTTTAGATACCTTTTAGGAATTCCGGCCGCCTGAAGCGCTCTGGGAAGGTCCTGCGGGGGCTTGGCTTCATAGACAACGTCCTCAAGGTAGACAACCTCGTCTGTCATCGGTCGTCCTGCCAGCCAGTAAAGGCTGCGACGAGAAGCAGGACGGCCAAGAGGGCCATCCCAGCAATTCCCCAGAAGTGTTCGTGTTCCATAACTATTCCTCCAAATGTGCGTCTCGGACGCTTGCCGAAATCGCGACCTTCTTATTGTTGCCGTTTTTTGCCATTGCTGTCAAGTATGCAATCGGGTCACCTTTCAGGTCCCGAAGTGCAGCCTCGCAAATTGCCGACATGAGCGCAGGGATGCCCCCTGGGTATTCGCGCATCAGCTTTGCGATTCTTGCGTAATCATTCTTTTGCGGAACAATGCCAATCATCTGGCCCATGAACTCAACCAGTCGACCCTGCCTATTGGTGCTGGAGACGATGTATTCCAGCCACTCTTTCATGCTTCTTGATGGAATCTCTTTTTCATCACCATCGCGCACCATCCTGCCGCGCGCAGATGCTGCAATTGCTTCTCGCGCCGCGCGCAATCCGTCAGTCGGCTCCTGCCACTCGTCCCAGTCGTGCACCACAAGTCCGTCCAGAAGTCCAACGCGTCGGAACTGTGGAAGAAACTTTGCGTTCTGCGTTCCAATCAGCGCCTCGATGTGTTGATCTGATTCAAACAAGCCATTTGTCTCTGATGCCGCACATAGCAAGACAACCCACGCCCATCTGGCGTTGTTGTCTGTAAGCCGCCACAGCTTCTTGTGCCGCGGCATGTCGCTGTAGCATCTCCAATAGACACGACCATCAAGGATGTCGTCTAGCGGGATGATTGACACGACTTCTCCTTACTCCTCTTCTCCACAATCGTCGCAGAGATAGCTTTCATCATCGGGGTCTCTATCATACTCAGTTCCGCAGGAATAGCAAATCGAGTTCAACGCGATGCTTACTCTTCGTCTTTGAAGAGATCCTTCTTTAGTGTTGGAACTAGGTTGAAAAGCTTCTTTCTTGTCTCTGGCATTTGCTGTGGGTGACTTTCCCACTGATTGCAAAGCGCCTTAAATTCACAGGTTGCGTGAGCAAACGCTGTCGGGTTGGGATAAATGGCACCCTTCTCGATTGCGTCAAGAAATGCGCGCGCCCCAATATAAATTGAGTCAATGTCGTCCTGTGTTCTGGTTGTTATTCTTCTGTCTACATTTGGACCCTTTGCCGACTTGCTTAGAATGTTAAACACAACCGAAGGGTCATGATCAAAGTTTTGTCGAACAGCAGACACATAGGCGGTTGCCTGAATGTCGCGATGCTCGCGCTCCTTCTCCCATCTTCGATCTGATGTCTTGTGCTCAATCACGCGAAGGTCGTCCGTAATCATGTCAACTTTTGTCTTGAGCTTAATTGGAAGCTTGCCAAGTCGTGAGTGAGAGATTTCCGACATCATCGTATGCTCAACATGCTTTGCCGTCCAGTCATCACCCTCAAGGATTCCGTGTCGCAGCATCTCCTCTCCAGCAAACCCTTCGCTAAGGATGTCCCGCTCTTTCTCTGCGCCCCAGTCAACCTTTGCCGACTCCTCAACCCAAGTTTCGCGATACGCCCGGAAGGCCCAGGTCAAATCGCCGTTCTTCTTGCCGTGGGAGTACCACATCTGAAGGCCACTATGCACCGATGTCCCAAGGGCAAAGTATGGCGTGGTGCGATTTGTCCACATGCCAAGGCGATACTTATACCACCAGCGTAGCGGACAGGCGAGAAACTCGCGTAGTTCGCTAACGCTTACATGCTCTGGGTTTCGCTCAATAATTCTCACTGAAGCTCAGCCTTGCGAGCCTTGAACTTCTTAACAAGAAACTCTCGAGAGATGTCGTCAATCTCAATGCCATCGGCGCTGGACTCGTTAATCTTCTTCCCGATCTCATTGAGCGCGTCAAGGTTTGTCGCCTTGTCAAACTCGTCAACAAACTTCTGGACATGTGGCGGAAGCACCGCGTCGTCGAATACTTCTGCGGCAGCCTTGGCAACCGACTTCGACGAGCCGCCCTTGGCCTTGATCTCATCGTCAGAAGCAATCCGCTTTGACGGAAGCCCAGCCATGACCAGCGCGCGACCAACTGCAGATGTTTCGCAGTTTTCGATTTCCGATCCGCGAGTGTACGGAGTTGCGCCTGGAATCTGCATGGCGCTATGTCCAATGCCTGCTGGACGATCGTCCACGAAGCCAAGCCTTTCGTCAAGCCCATTGTCTTCCTTGACGCCGCGATAGGCTCGCGCCTCAATGACCACGCGCTTTTCGGTGTGCTCGACAATTCTTGTTTCAATGCGAGCGTTTGGGTACGCCTCGTACCACGCGCGAATGCGCTCCGCGACATCAACGTAATCCTTAAGTGCGCTCTTGTCAAATGCCATTTTCTTCCCCCTTCTTTAGATACTCATCGAGGTCTTCAAACAATTTGACCTCATCAATCCCCAGGAACTCAGAAATCTTTTTCCGCATTGGCCCACTGATAGGAGCCTGTCCATACTGCACCTGATTCAGGTACCCATACGATACCCCAAGATGCCTTGCGATGTAGCGGCGCTTGATTCCCGTTTCCTCAAGGAGTTTCCATACCCGTGCAGTTTTCTTCCTTTGGATAATCCTTTGCTCCGCAAAATTAGGTCCCGTTTGCTTCATTAACTTTCCTGGCTTTCTAGAACCGGGTTTGTAACCCAGTCCTCCATTGCAATTGAGATACCCCTTCTATACGACAAAATCTCGTCGTAGTCAACCAAGCCATCCAAGTCGTTAGATGCCGCGTTGGCGGCCTCGAACGCGATAATCTCTTTTGGCTTTACTTGTGCGCCATTTTCAAGCGAGTGCTTCAGATACTCCAGGAACTTCTTCCGTCCGAGCATCATCAGATCCATTTCCTGCATCTTCGTTCTCCAATCCCCTGCCGTGTGCTGTGCAACGGTCAAGAATGCATTTAGAGGAAGACGATGGCCCAGACGCAGAAACGTCCTCGGACCTCATCACCCTGCCCCCAGGGCTGCAATGAGCGTTGGGGCAAAAGTACGAACGCGACGATAGCTGAAACAGCGAACCGCCACATGCGTAGCAAGAAACCCCTATTGATCCCCGCATGCTCCCTCCTTTAGAGTATCATCTTACTTGATGATATCACCCTTCGTCAAGCGGGAATTGGGGACGCAGGCAATATGAAATTTCTGATTGCCTCTTTTCACAATAGGGCCTAGGCCCCTACCGATGATGCCAGCCGACTTGGCCATGCATTGACGGTTGTCGCACTTGGCCCTAGGAAAGTCATTCACTTCGATCATACTGAAACCCCTCCAGATACTCATACAGCGCCTCTCGCCACTTGCGGGAAGACTCTGTTTTCATTCTATGATGCCATCCGCACAGCGTCACCAAATTCCACATCTCGGATGGTCCGCGCTTGCCAAAACCTGAATTGAACACATGATCTAATTCAAGGATGATCTGACCGCCCGGCCCAAACTGGCTGCCGCATTCTTCATGCATTCCAACTCGCGGCCCGACACAGCCTCGGTCGCGGTCAAAAACATCCTTCCTCATTTTTGGCGTAACAGGATCTTTGTGTGCCATTATGCCTTCTTCGAGCGCTTGGCTTTCTTTTTAGGCTGCTCCGGCTCTTCCATCTGACGAGCTGGCTGCTTGACGCCATCTGCCTTCATGACGCGACAGGGGATACAGAAGCAGGGCTGTTGATGATAAAACTTTTCAGCCATGCGCGACTATCGCTTTCGCTCTTTAGCCTCGACAGATCGCATGACCTTGTTTGACCAAGCCTTGCCAGGATCTCCGCCCCAAAGGGCCCAAGCAATTCTGCCAGCCGAAGGGAATCCCTTCTGTCCTGGCGACCAGCCCTCGCCCTTCTTGTCAACTTCGTGTCGAGCAAGATACGCACGCATCTTTCTTACGCGAGGAATGGTCATCTTGTTGGAGATAAGCATTCTTGCGGTTACCTGTCCTGGGCCGATTCCGCCTCGACCAAACTCTCTTCTCCAGTCAAGACCACGACGGGCTTCTGCCCGCACACCAGCCGGAACGTTGAGGTTAATCGTGTCTGCTTTGTAAATCTCAGTCTCAATAATCTCTGGAATTGCAGCACCTGCTGCGCGGTAGATATCAGCGTTGCCTGGGTCGTATTGAGAAACGATGGCCGCGCCAGCTCTGCTGATCTGTCCAATTCTGCTCTTCTTGTAATAGTCCATTGACCCGACTGGGAAGGTGCTCTCCTCAACGGAGAAATCAAACCCAATCTCAAGAAGCTGCTGCTTTACCTCTTCGACCTTTCCCTTTGTTGATGTGATGGCAATTACGCTAACGCCAGACTCAACAAGATCGTCAAGGGCGTCAATCACATACG